ACCATCGTCTGCATGGTCGTGGGCTGGAAGACCTTGTTGATGTCGCCCGCAGCGGCATCCGTGGTCGCTCCGATGCGCTGGGCGCGTGTCTCAAGCTGGGCAATGGCCTGCATGAGGGTGGGCGGCGGGGCGGGGAAGGACAGCGTCTTGATGCCCTTCTGGATATCGTCCGTGCTGGCCGAGACCGTCTTCAGGCTGCCGAGTTCGATCTTCACCGGCCCCTTGCTGATGTTCAGGGCCTCCGAGATGAACCCGCTCATGTTGCCGTGGATCGACAGCGTGGTTGCGTCGATGAACTGGCGCAAGAGCTTGTTGACGGCGATGTTCGTCTTGCCCAGCAGGAAGCCAAGCCCGTACCCGTAGAAGCCGTCCGGGTTCACAAGGAAGCGGTAGTGCGTGTATTCCTCAATCGGCAGGCGACCGTTGAGCGGACGCCCGGTCTGGTCAACCTCGTACCGCACTTCGATGCGGAGCAGCTTCTCCGAGGTAACGTCGATCCAGATCTTGTACGGCTCCGCGATCCCGTCCCCGTCGAGGTCAAGGTGGCAATGCTGCTCAATAATCTGGGCCATGTCCTCGCTCTGCGTGGCAGAGGCATGGATGCCGTTGTCCCTGTCGTTCTGCTCCTGGATGGGCGACGACAACTGCCCGATCATCATCGGCTCGGGCGGGACGAGGAAGTAGCCCTCCGAGGCGCGGATGCGTCCATCGTTGAGGTTGAGGTAGATCAACTCCGTCTTGCGATGCACATCCTCTATGTTGATCGGCCCGATGTGGTACGGGACGTAGAGGTCTTCGGCACGGACGGCGCGGGTGACGATCTTGTTCATCACCGGGTCAAAGTACGTCTTCGTGAAGTCCGACCCATGCACCGCAACCCGCAGCAGCATGGCCGACTTGTCCTCCTTGTAGGTCTGGTCCTTGAAGAACAGGGACCATTGGAGGAACTGGCTGACCCTCTTGGCGCGCTCGGAAGAACCCGGAACGGAGGGGTTGGTCGAGATCGCGGCGACCGGCATCCGGCTCGCGAAGAATGCCTTGTAGGCGCGGCTCTGGAAGCTGTTGCAAGCTTCCGTCAGCAGGCCAAGGCTCTCGTCCGAGGAGTTGGGCCACGGGCGGTTGATCGGCGCGTCCTGCTGGTTGTAGACCGCGACCCAGTCGGCATGCATGGCATCCCACTCGGTGCGGCTCTCCATGTCCGACCTGAAGTCCTCAAGGCAGACCTGGGCGATGGACTCGCGTTCTTGCTCGGAGAGACTGTCCGCAATGTTGACGAGGAGCGCGTTGAGGGCCTGACGCTTCTTGCGCCGGATCTTCTCGTTGTCCCCTCGCCATTTGCGGTCGTTCATCCGTAGGTCTCCTCAAGTCTCGGCAAGTTGCCGCGCGTGTTCTCCCACAACCACGCAACCATGCCGGGACCGTGGGCGTCCCATTGAATCCACGGGCTTTCCTGCAAGAACCTTGTGAAGTCCTGCGCCTGACAAAGGATGTCCCTGTCGGTCCAGAACCTCTTGTTCCTGCCTCCAGCCGCCATGTCCATCAGGATGTATTTGGGTGTGCCATCCTGGTGGCGCGCGTCCTTGTCCAGCTTGCTCTCGTCAAGGTGACAGGAGTCGAAGCCGTAGAGGCCGATGGACTGGAAGCCCATGTATTGCCATGCAAGTATCATAGCGCGACCGGCAGAAGAAGACCCACCCCCCATCAGGAACTTCTGATGCTCGGGCGGGAGGACGGACTTCTCGTCCGCGCCCACGGCTGCATGCCAGCCATAGACCTTGCCGCCCGTGTCCATGAGGCGCTTCACCGTAGAAGGGTCCACCATGGAGGCGCAGAAGTACCGCACCCCCGGATAGGCTGCCGGGAGAAGCTCGGCGCGGGGCTTGCCATGGGTGGAGATGCCCTCATGGGGGCGGGGGTCTAGGAGGACGCACCCCCACGGCACCAGCCCGGCTGCGATCAGCTTGTTGTGGCTGTGCTTGACGCAGAAGAGGATTGATCCGTTCTCCACTTCCTTGCGTATGGCATCCATGGTCTCGGGGAGGTCGAGGGACGGCCCGGCAGAGACGATGACCGCCCGCTTCATGTGGTGGCGGCTGTAGCGCACCCACTCCGGGATCTGGGCAAGGTTCGCCACGATGTTGGCGCGGATGGTCTCCTCCGGGACGCAGTTCTGCGTCTGCACCAGCATGTTGGTCTGGTAGGAGTTGTTGGTGATGGCCTTGATCTGCTCCTTCTTGGCCTGAGCCATCTGCCGCACATGGAACACCGGAAGATCGTCCGGGATGTCCTTCCAATCCCTCGTCACGGCGACATGGACGAACCCCAGCCCATCCACCGCCCGCTCGACCGACTCAAAGGCAATCGTGTCCGTCCGCACGGCATTGATGCCATAGCGCGAGGTGTCGATGTGCTTGCCGTCCTCGTCGGAGGAGTAAAAGCCGATGAATATCAACGGCTTGTCCTCTACCGCCAGCAGCGCCCGGCGGATGTTCTCGACCGACACGTTGTCGCAGTCGATGACCGGCACCGCGTCCTCTGGCACCTCGCCGTCGAAGTCGCGGGGATTGATTCGGACATGGGGGCGACCGGCAAGCAGGCGCTCCACGATCTCCGCATTGGTCATCCCGAACTTGCGGTTGCCCTTCTTGTGGACGAAGACCCCATCCAGGTACGACGCCTCGAAAGCGTCCAGACCATACGGCCCATCCCCAATGCTGCAAAGATCGTGCCAGTTGCTCTTCTCCTGCTCCATGTGGGCGATGACGCAGACCATGAAGACGTAGCTGTCGTGGAGTTCGGAGAGCTTCAGGACATCGTCCTTGAGGTACATCCCCACGAACTTCCGCAGGAAGTCCCCGCCCTTGAGCTTGAGGTTGAAGGCCATGAACCCGCACTCGGGATGCGGGGCGCTCTGGGCGCGGGAGAGAAGGACGCCGTCGTGGTCGTCAAGGAGGATTACGTCGAGGAAGGCTTCCGTGATCGGGGCCTTGGTCTCCGTCTAGCCAGACAAGCCAGTCGAAGCCGTCCTCTTCGGCCTCCTGAAGGGCGATCTTGAGCGCGAAAACCTTGTGGGCGAACCGCAGCAGATCCTGGCGGTAGTCATAGCCCGGCTGGGAGGGGTCAAGGCGGCGCGCGGCGTGGCGCTCCATGAACCCCCGGAAGCCGAAGTCCATGGCGAGCTTGGCGTCCGTGATGACGTTCGGCTCCAGCAGATCGCCCCAATACTGCTTGGCCGTCTCCAGCCAGCGCCTGCCGTAGAGTTCCTCGCCAGCGGGGGACCAACTGCTGGCGACCATGACCTTGCGCTTCATTGGGACTTCTCCACGAAGATGCTGTCCTTGTTCACGACATCGACCAGCTTGTAGTTGAGCAGCCGAAGGACGTTGATCGAGTCCTCCTTGGGCCGTTCGATGATGAGGACCGGCTTGTGTTGCTTGAGGGTCTCCATGGCACCGACAAGCACACGATGCTCGAAACCCTCCGTGTCGATCTTCACCAGACCAAGGAGTGTGTATTCAAACTCATCAATGGCGTACATCGGCACGCGTCCCTGACCACCAACTTCAAATCCTCTTGCTCCGGTATTGGCGATGGCGTCCACGCGCACGGAACCGACCCCCCTCTGCGCGCCAGCGGCACCGTAGATCGGGATCACGGTTTTCACGTTAAGCCAACCATGCAGCGCGCAAAGGGCCTGCGTATTGCGGACGAGGCATGCGTAGTTGGCCGAGTCAGGCTCAAAGGAGAGCACCGTTTCGAACTGCGCGGCCATGCGAGCGGAGTAGATCCCCACATGCGCGCCGACATCGATGGCCGTGCAGACCTTCTTCACATGCTTCATGGCGGACTGATACGCAGCCATCTGGTACTGGCTGAGATCACCGACAAAGTGGTGGTCCGTTTCCGGCAGCCACCAGTCTCCAACCTTCTTCACTCAAACCTCCCCTTGGTCTTCATCATGTGGTCGTACTCGTTGGTCCACCATCCGCCGAATGGAACGTCGCGCAAATGCTCGAACCATGGCCCGCCATCGGTGAAGTGCATGGCGCGCGGCTTCACCGTGTGCTTGGTGTGGCCGACGAGGAAGTTCCATCCTGGCGACAGGTCACCGATCTCATGGTCACGCAACCACGCGAATGTGTGCAGTTCCTTGCCGGGGATCGTGTTGACGTAGCTCGGCGTGAGGTACTTGTTGGCCGGGTGGGAGCAGTTGAACAGGATCACGGACGACCAGTTCTTGCGCGGGTACTGCTGCTGGACCTGACCGTCCATCTTGATGTCGTTCTGAGGGATGTGGTTCTGCTTCACCACTTGCACCGCGAACTTGTCGTCCCGCTCGGCATACAGGCCAGCGATGTCGTCTAGCCAGAGGATGTCGCAGTCGGTGAAGAGCGCCCAGCCTTGGTAGTTCTGGAGCGCGGGGACGAGGAAGCGAGTGAATGCGAACTCCGTCGAGAAGGGACGCCCGTCAAGGACATCGAACATCTGCCCGGTCTTCGGGTTCACGCCCCATTCGCGAGAGAACATGCCACGCGCGCGCAGTTGCTTGTGATTGAGCGCACGGACATGAAGCGGAATGCTGCTCTTGCGCTGGGCCGAGAACGAGCAGACATCGAACGCATCCACCTCGCGAGCGTCGAAGCCTATCCAGTACGGGAGCGGGTTAACGTCCATCCTCGCCTCCATCGAACTCGACCCGGACGTATGCATCCCCCTGGAAGCGCACATCCGTGATGAAGCGCATCCACACATCCCGCGACCAGAGCGTCAGGTGTGCGTTGCGCCCATCGGGCAGCGTCTTCTTGGCGGGGAAGGTCGCGATGCCAAAGAAGCAAAACTTGCGCGCGCGGATCGTGGCGTTGAACACAGCTTGGCGAAGTTCTTCGTCCTCAAGATGCTCCAGCACATCGCAGCAGATGACCATGTCAAACGGCAACATGATGTTGGGGATCTTGTCCAAGCCCGGCACGGCAGGATCGTAGAGGGTGGGCATCTCCACGCCCCATTTCTCATGCAGCTTGAGTTCCGTGTATTGCATCCCCTTGCCGCTGCCGAAGTCGAGGATGGTCTTGATGTTGAACTCCTTGATGATCTTCGCGATCTGGTCGCTCCACTTCTCGGTGGAGTGTCCGGGGAACTTCCCTTCGGCGTGCATCTGCTTGTAGTACGCGAGGTTGCTCATTGCTTCCTCCTTCGGATGCAGAGTTCATATCCCGCTGCGTTGAGTGCCGCCTCGAAAGACACAAGCTGCGGCGAGTGCTGGTATCGCCATTGGCTGATCGTGTCGATCTCAAGGCCGGACTTGTCCCGGAGCGACTTCATCGTCAGGAACTCGTCCTTGTTCACCAGTTCAAAGAACTCGCGAACGAGAGGATGCATGTTGCCTTCAATGCGGAGCTTTCCGCAGCGGCGACCGCGCCTCTTGTCGGCCATGCGCCGGTAGCCCATCAGACGGGCTGGGGTCATCACTTGGCTAGTCATGCCTCTTTCTCCCAGAGAAGTTTTGCTTCCAATGGGTGCTTGTCAACGCGAGGCCGCGATGGAGAAGACCAGGAACCGCCGCCGCGCTCACCGATCAACTTCCATCCAGAAGCCCGCAACGAAACTCCACCTTCGACAGGAAGCGTGTATGTCCCGATTCTTTTGTATCCGAGTGCAAATGCCGCTCTTGCCGCAGCACCGTACAAAAACGAACAAGCGTTCTTGTGGCCTTTCGTGCATAGGCGCGTGACTTCAAGGGTTTCGCCATCGTCCCTATGCCTAGATACCGGCCTACCAACAATAGCTATCCCGACCACTTCTTCTTCGCAAATTGCAGCAAGAGAAAACTTGTGACCAACTACCTTCTTGTGATGCCTGTGCAACGCATCAACAAATGCGTTGGCCTCAGTCAACGAGATTGGAGCAAGACTCAATCTATGAGTCACTTGACCAGCCTCTCGAAAGTGGACCACTTCATGTAGACGCGCGGCTCGTTCTCGGGCTTAAACGGCTCCGGGTCGATCCGCACGACGAGGATGTCGGCACTTCCGATCCATCGCTCCCCGGTAGCCCACGCATCCTTCCTGCGCTGCTTGGCCTCTACGAGGACTCGCTTGCCGTCCTTGAGGACTGCCTCGACATCGTGGGGGAAGGCGTCAAACGCGCCCGATCCCGGCTGCCGACGAGCGGTCAAGCCGAGTGATTCGAACTGCTTGACGATCCATTGCTCCAGCTTCCGGCCCTTGGCCTTCGCGGACTTCGCCTTGATCACGGGATCTCTCCATTGCGCTGCATATGCTCAAGCGCCTTGCCGTTTCGCATCTCCTGAAAGTTCCACATGCGCCCGGCGATGGTGCAGAACGCCTCAAAGCGACGTTCCGCCCACTTCAGTTCAGCAAGATCGCCCGGCATGTAGGGCCAGAGGGTGCGCGGAGCGGTCATGATTGCCTCTTTTCCCCTTCTGAGCGCCTCGAAACCAAGACCGGAGTTGAACGAGGCCACGATTGCCGTGTTCTCCCAGAAGGTTTCGTCCTTCGGGCTCTTGTGGAGGGTAACGACCATCATTCCGGGGAAGCGGGTGCGGATTTCCGCGCGCCACTTGGCGTCAAAGTCAGCCGGGAGCTTGAAATACTCCACCATGAAGTGGCTTGGCGGCTGGTAGACGATGATCTGGCGCTTCTGGAGGTTCTGGCGAGGCTCCAGCTTGAGCAATCCACGCGACTGAAGGGCTGCCAGACGAGGCTGGTCGATCTCTTTCGAGTAGACTTGGCCGTTGGACTGGTGGTTCAGGGAGAAGCGGAAGTATCCCTGCTCCTTCCATAGGTCCTCGTTGCGCCCGAAGAAGGCGTGGTCAACGTGGACGAAGTTCTTGCCCTCCTGGCGCGCTTTTTCATGCATTTCCGCACCCCCGTAGAGGATGCCGTAGTGCAAGTTTATGCGAGCGAGTGGCTCTCCGTGGGTTGCAAGGTACTCGCCCTTGCAGAAATTGCGCGCAAGGTTCTCGCCCAGCGGGTGGGGAGCCTTTGTCGGCGCGAAGAACTTGATGTCCATGTCACCTATACGCCCCGAGAAGGCTGAACTTCCCCGTCATGGAGATGGAAGAGTCCTCGTAGCGCCGGTTGCCCATGCGCCGCGCGAAGATGCGGTCCATTTCCTCGTATGACATGCTGGGAGTCGGCTCATCAGGCTCTGCCGTGACGTAGATCGCCACGAAGGTCTTGTTCTGCATCCTGCCTCCGACGCGACGGATGAGGTCGCGCGACTTCATGAAGTTCAGGACGTAGGAAACCCGCGCCACGGTCGCGCCGGGGATCATCTTGGCTATGTCGTGGACCGTCCATTCGCCGTCCATGGACCGCACGACTTGCCGGATTGCTTCGGTTGTCTCGCCTGCCATCACGCCCTCCTGCGTCTGACTGCGTAGGGATCCGATACCACGCCCCCAAGTTCGCGGGCAAGTTCCATCAACTCGTCGTTGACCCGGTCCTTCTCGGTGGTCACCCGAGAGTGGGCGCTCAGGGCGAAGCCGGTCTCGTCGTAAACATGGTCCTCTTGCCTCCGAGTGGCCGGTCCCTTGTCGGGTTCCAGTTCGTCCAGCGTCAGGCCGGGGCAAGTGCGCCAGAAGTGCTGGCAGTTCTTGGTCACGAAGAACATCGGGTGGTACGCCCCGTCATTGGCCTGCTCGCCAACGAGATGCTCCACGATGGTCGTGTAGTTGGCCTTCCGATCTCGCCTGCCCTGACGGAGGATGAAGCGCCCTCCGGTAGCGGTCCTCATGTTGTCCTGCGGGGAGGGACCATCCTGGCTCGCCCACATCTGCGGGTCGGCCACGCGGATGTCCACGGGCGGTAGCTCCATCTCATGCTCAAGGCGCAGGATCTCCCGCGCCACGGCCCCCGCCGACATCCTCGCCCCCATGTCCGCCTCGCCGTTCCAGCCATACCACTCGGCAAAGCGGATCTTCGCGCCCGGAGGGAGGTAGACATCCGGGAAGCCGTCCTTGGCCTTCAGAGTTGCTCCCTCTGATATGCAGTACCATCCGATGGAGAAGGGCTTGGCTGTGCCCCAGTCCATAGCCATGAGATGGGTCCAATGTCGTGGGGGCTTGAAGCTCCGTACCATGTGCCTCCCCCTGTCGAGCATGGATAGGGCTGCTCCCGAAACCACATCCCAGTCGCCGTCCCGTAGTGCCTTGGCCCGCTCGGGGGAGAGGGCGGTGAACGATCCTTCATAGCTGTCCACATCCAGGTGCGGGTTGTCGTCCATCTTCGCGGGGATGTAGATGCTCCTCCAGCCCGGCGAGTTCTTGGTCTTGGTCGTCTTGTCGTGGAAGAAGTGCATCGGCGGGGCTTGTTCGATGAAGATGTCCCGCAGGAGGTTGTGGGACGGGCCTCCGGGATTGCTGCCGATCACGATGCGGGGGAAGACCTCCTCCTGAGCCGCCTTGTAGCGGCCAAGGCGCACCCGGGTGCGGAGGAACTTCAACTGATCCGGGAGGAAGAGCGCCCCCTCGTCAATGCCCAGCCAATGCATCTCCGCGCCCTGGTACTTGAAGATGTCGGCCAAGTCCTCGGCAAAGCAGAACTGGAGGAAGGCGTCGTTGTAGAACGTCAGCTTCCGGTCGGTTTCCTTCCAAATCGCCACCTCGGGAGGGATCGCCATCTGCTGGATGGGAATGAGGTGGTTGTCCTTGAGTTCCGGGTAGGTCCGGCGGAAGAGGTAGGCCTGCAAGCCGGGGTTTTGCAGGCAGGAGATGATCCCATCCATGCGGATCGCATGGCTCTTCCCGCCCCCCGCCGCGCCCCCGTAGAGGACCTGCCTAGCCTTGACCGCGTGGAAGATCCTCTGCTTCTCGCTCGGCTGGTAGCCCAATGACCATTGCGCCATTCGCGCTCTCCGTCACATCGATGACCCCGCGCAAGGCGTCCTTGTCCTCGCGGTTCACCATGATCTCAATCGTCAGCTTGTCTTCCTTGCCAACGGCCTCGGCCTTGAACTCCGACTTCGCGATCCCCCGCTCCAGCAGCCAAGCCGCCGCGCGCCAGTCCGGGTTCCCCATGATCTTCTCGACCAGCGGCTTCGCACTCAGCGCCCTCGCCCGCCGGAAATAGCCCTCAAGACGCGGCTCCTGGTTGCGGTACTTCTGCACCACCCGATCCGTCAGCCCCGCCGCCTCGCAAGCCAAGGCAACCGGCATCCCACGGGTGATGTTGTGCAAAGCCTCCGCAACCTCCAGCAGCGGAAAAGAAGCCTCATCCCACCTAGGCTTCACAATCTTCCCTATGGCCGCCAGCCAAGTCTCCACCGTGCTGGTGTCAGCCGTCCTCGCCTCGGGAACCGTCCCAACAGGCGCAGAGTTCGTATGCCCCCTTGCTACCAAGGAAGCCGCCCTCTTCTCCCCGTCCCAATCCTCGCTCAATTCCCTCAACCTCCTCCTCGTCACAGGATGCCGCTTGGAGATGTACGTCCAAGACGCCCCAGCCTCCCACAGCATCCGCACCACCCCCTCATCCAAGGCAGGCATCCGCTCAGAGGGGAGAGGTTCGGAGTCCTGCACAGTCAGGGGCATACCCTAGGGTATTTTTTTCTGGTGGAGCCAGCAAGCACCCAGTTAGGCGCGTGGGGGCATGGCCTTCGCGCCCGCGTGTGAGATCGCGAAAACCCCAAGCCGGGGGGGTCTCGTCCGCCTGCCGCTCGAAGCCGCCCCCCGCCCCCTGATGCCAGCGCCGCTAGCTGCCCGGCCTGTCGCTAGGACGCCAGCACGCCATGGCCCGCCGCGGTGAGCTACCCGGCCTGTCGCCATGATGCCGGTCGCCATGGGCCGCGATCTGGGCCGGGCCCTGCTGCGGTGCGGTAGCTGCGGTGCGGAAGGTTAGGAGGCCGAGTTATAGTGTAACGTGGTGGGACAGGGACGGGGACGATTGGGGGTGGAGTGCTTTTCAAGGGTCTCCCGATCCTGCGTTGTCAGCTACTGTCTGGCGGCACGGGCCGCTATTGGGGCCAGCGCCCCCTAGCGTAGCTCCCCTCTATCTATCCCCTGTAGGACGTAGAGGTAGCGGGCCTTTGTGGTCCTTTTCTCTACCGCGCCCCCCGCCATCCTCGACCGCCATCCGCCCCTTGCAATGCCCGTGCCAAGATGCGGCCCGAAGCTATGAGCTAGCGCAAGGCAGGAAACCGACGCCCTTCAACACTAAACACTTGCACCACGCCCATACACTCTATATCACGCGCGTGTAGCCGGATGATCCGGCCTGGAGGAAAGATGGAAACTAGGACAATCAACCAGCACGATCGCGTAGCTCGGGCGCAGGCGGAAATAGCCGCCACGATCGCAAGCGCGGTTCCGGCAATATCTCGCGCCGAGGCCTTGGACATGGCCCGTCGCCTCATTGCGGCGCTGCGCCAATGAGCGCCCTGACCCTCGCCCTGGCCCTAATCGCCCCCGCCCTGATCGCCAGCCTCTCGCTGCGCTGGGCGGTGGAGGCTTGGCGTCTCGGCGCGCCGTTCATCGCCGCCGGGTTCGCGGCAACTGGCGCTGGCATCGCCGCTTTCGTGATCAACGCAATCCTGTAAGGGGGACAAACCATGTTCACAGTAGGGATTTCCTTTCTCGGGCAATACCGCCCGGCATACTTTGAAGGCGACACGCTTGGCGACGCTATCGCCGCAGCCGTTCGTGCCGTCTATCACATGGAAAATTCCGACTTCGAATGGATCATGGAACGCTTGCGCGATGGCGGCGACGAAATGGCCATCAAGCGGAACTGTTCCGCGTGGAGCGCCGAACATGGATGCCGGGCCGTATCGTTCCGGCGAGGCGCGCATGATCCGTTCCTCGATAGCGTGACGCGGGACATGACGCCCGCGCCGGGCCTCGACTATTCGAAAGCGGCAAACCAATGATCCGCGTCGCCGCCAATCTCGCGCTCTACGTCGTTATCGCGCTGCTGATCTTGGCGCGCTGCGCCAGCTAGTGGAGGGAAACCATGAAGATTCGCCTCAAAGACGAAACCGGAAAGCCGCACGTATGGGACGTTGCCCGGCGCTTCGGCGCATGGGAACTGACTGACCATGACGGCTACTTGCGCATGCTCGAGGCGACATGGCTACAGTCCGTTCCGCGCATCAAACTCTGCGCTGAGAACCACGGGCTGACGCTGGATCGCGCCATAGACTAGCCGCCCCAGCGCCCCGCCAGCCCGGACCCGCAATCGCGGGCCGGGCTTAGGGCGTTAGGAAGCCCGGATGGTCCGGGTATTGGAGGGAAGAATGGGTCTTTCGATTGAATGGATTGATGGTGGCGCGTTCGCCTCGCAGGAAGATACGGAACGGGCGCGGAAAGCGGCGTATGAAAGCCTCCACAAGGCTGACGTGTATCCATGGGACTATGAAGCGGCGCATCACCTGGCGGACATGGCGCGCGAAGGCGAGGCCGCTTGGGGCGAGCTAGCAAGCGCATGGCGCGATGCGGAAGACGCCGCGAACATCGCCGCGACCGCCGGATGGAAAGACCCAAATGCTGGCGCGGTTCGCCTTCGCGGCTGGGGGCGCTAACGGGCAGGGGGCGCGGCAACGCGCCCCTATCCCCCGCCCCAGCCGCCCAATGGACAGGGTCGCCCCATGGCCCTGCCCGTCCACCCCACCCCACACGCGAAAAAGGCGTTTCCCGCGCGCGAGCAGCCGCCCCTTACATGGGACTGCCGCGAAAGGGGATCGCATCCGAGGGACCAATGACAGAAGAACAGAAGCTATCCGCCATCGTCGCAGCCGTCGCCGCCGACCAGGGCGTCCCGGCAGAGGCAATCCGTGGAAGGCGCAGAACCCGTGAGGTGCTGCAAGCTAGGCACCTCGCGACTGCCCTGGCCTACGAGTTCTTGCCAGCCCTGACCGTGCCCGAGATCGCGCAGTTGATGGGGAAGACCCAACACTCCACGGTCGCCAATAGCCTGCGCGTCTGCCGCAAGCCCAAGGAGGCTGAGATCTATGCGCGCCTGCGCGAGGTGCTGGACCGTGACATCGGACTGCCGCGATAGGGGGTTGACCGATCCGGGCCGTTGTGTAGGGTGTGGGAGCCGATGGTTCGTCGCCACCGGCTCCCTGACGTTGCGAGGTTGACCCCTCCAGCGTCGCGGACCATAGCCTCGCACGGCTTGGTCATGCGGTGTAGATACACCCGTGATCCAAACCATGCAAGGATGGCCGTCCACCGGCTCCGCTCTGCGCCCGATAGGGTTAGACAGCAGGACTGCGGGATCACCTTGTGCCACCAGAAATGGTCTGCCGGGGAAAGTGATGGATAAAGATCCGATGAACCATGCGGCTGATCGAAAGGTCGCATGGTCACCCGTTAGAGGCTGAGAGGCCTGGGCTACGAGGAGCAATGGGAGAACCTAACCCGCCCGCCAATGAAAAGTTGGCCCTCGTTTCGATCTGCTGATGCGGCTCCGACCGAATAGCAGAATTAGCTCCCCTACTTCAGAGAACACCCTTTGGAGTAGGGGGGCTAACTGCGTCCGCTCACCAACCGAATAGAGGGTTTAAGATGCTGAAAAGACTCAAGAATTCTGAGCATGAGCATCGCTACCGCATCATCACTTCCCTGGAGCGAGCGGGCTACGATGTGGCGATGTCGAGCAAGCTAGCCGCCAACCCCGCCTTGCTTGCCGAGATATGCAAGAGGCGCTGGAACCTTCCCGATAGCATCGTGATGCTTGATCCCCTGTCCGTGGACTGGAGAACGGTTGCCGACTACGCGGACCCGAGCAGCAAGTTGAAAAACAAGTTTCGCGGCAAGAAGCGACGCAATCCGAAGCACAAGAGGAAGGGGTTCTACAACAGCCCTGAGTGGCTTTGCGTCAGGTACGAGGCACTCAAGAAGCACGGTCGCAGATGCGCCGTGTGTGGCGCGACACCGGCGAACAACGTCCAGATGCACGTTGACCACATCAAGCCGCGCTCGCTGTACCCCAACCTCCAGCTATCGCTCGACAACCTCCAGATCCTCTGCGCGCCCTGCAACCTGGGCAAGGGCAACAGCGACCAGATCGACTGGCGCGGCAAGTGATGCCGGTATGCACCCCCTGCATGACGCCCTGCAATAAACGCAAGACACACATAGCCACAACGTGATACACGGGCGCTGCTTTAGAGGAGGGACCATGAGGTACGGATCGGTATGCAGCGGGATCGAAGCGGCCACGGTCGCATGGCACCCGCTTGGCTGGGAGCCTTCCTTCTTCAGCGAGATCGAGAAGTTCCCGCGCGCCGTGCTGGCGCATCACTACCCTCATGTTCCCTGCCACGGTGACTTCACGACGATCAAGGGAGACGAGTATGGCCCAATTGACCTTCTTGTCGGAGGAACCCCCTGCCAGAGCTTCAGCGTCGCGGGACTGCGAGGCGGACTGGCAGATGATCGTGGCAACCTGGCACTTGAGTTTCTTCGCCTTGCTCAACGAGCACGGCCCCGATGGCTGGTCTGGGAGAACGTCCCCGGTGTCCTGTCGTCGTCTGGCGGACGAGACTTTGGCTCCATCGTCGGGGGCATGGCAGAACTCGGGTATGGGTTCGCTTACCGAGTGCTGGACGCTCAATACTTCGGAGTTCCACAGCGGCGCCGTCGCGTGTTCCTTGTGGGACATCTTGGAGACTGGCGTCGTGCCGCATCGGTTCTTCTTGAGCGAGAAGGCATGTCGAGGATTCCTGCGAAGGTCCAAGCAAAAGATGGATTGGCGGCTGACTTACTGGATGAGATCCGCTGTCTCGGATGTGGAGTGGCATGGGAGCAGGACGGGCCAAGTGAGAATTGCCCAAAGTGCGGCGCGCCGCCCTCGTGGTGCGATACGATCTGCGGGACGTTGAGCGATGGCGCGCACATGGGCGGGGGCCTAAACGGACAGGATGCAACGAGCGGCAGGATACTTGTTCATTGCGGACGCCCTAGAAGGCTTACTGTGCGCGAGTGCGAAAGGCTGCAAGGCTTCTCTGGCGATTACACCGCAATCCCATGGCGCGGCAGGGTGGCGAGCGAGTGTCCAGATGGGCCGCGCTATCGGGCGCTGGGGAACAGCATGGCCGTGCCGGTGATGTCCTGGATAGGACGCAGGATCAACGCAATCGAAACGAAGGAGGGACCATGAAGAGCAACGGCTACAAGTCAACAATCACCCAGACCCCTGGAACGCTTCGCACGCGCATCGCTCTGCGTGTGGAACTCGCACGGGATCTGGACCCGCAGTCGCTGGATCATTTGCTGGCGCACCAGCGCATTGCCGACCTTGAGCGCCAGCTTCAGAAGATGGAGGGATGACCATGCAGATCATGGTGAGCATCTACAAGGAAGAGATCAGCAGCCGAGTGCATCCGGCTGCCGAGGACCGCCGCGCGTTCGTGAGCGTCAACGTGGGGCAACTCTCGCTGATGATGGACCCGGAGCAGGCCAAGCGACTGGCCGAGGTTGCCGCGCAGGCCGCGAAGGAGGCGGGGGCATGAGCGCCGAGGGAGTGCTTCGAGATATGCTCGCCAAGCAGATCCTCTTGCGGATGGACGACCAGCGCGAACTCGCCGTTCATCGCGCGGCCAACGAGATCCTGCGCGAGATCGTGGCTACGCAGCAGAAGCTGCTGGAGGCGACATGCGCGAAGTCCATTGGCTGATGCTGGTGATGAGCGCCCTGCTCATCGCCTTGGGACTGTTCATGTGAGGAGGGGAATATGCACTTGAAGGAATACTACCGAGTGTGCGACGCCGAGCAGCACCAGACCGAGTGCCTGCGCGCTGCCGAGCGGATCGACAAGGCCAAGGCCATCGCCAAGCGCGAACTCTCCGCGACCATGGCCCGCCTGCGTGATGCCATCGCTGGCGAGGTGGACGAGGTGGGCGAGGGCGACATCGCGGACGACTGGCAGGCGACCCTAGATCGCATCGACGATCTGGTGTCCGAGGAGTGCTGGGATGCCGTCAGCAAGATCAACGAGGGGGCTGGGCGATGAACGATATCTTTCGAAAACTGAACTTCATGCAGAAGATGCGGATTGAGGTCATGGACGATGCCGTGGACGAGATCATCCGCGTCCGCGCACACAACGAGAAGATGCTCGCTCACTCCGTAGACTTGGAGCGCATGCTCTCGTTTGGTGCGGCCAACAACGAGGATCTTCTGCAAGTGGTGCGGGCCATGCGCGAGGAGGATGGGCCATGAGGACCACGCTCAACCAAATCCGCACCTATGGCCCATGCCGAGACGGATGGGAGAAACTGCTGCGCCGTCTGGGGAAAACCGCAGCCGACGACGAGCCTCTGTGGATCGACACCATCCTCGATTACAACGGCTTAGACGACGCGCTGTGGTGCCTGCGCGCCGCGGAGGGCTGCGACCGGGAGATCCGGCTCTATGCGGTCTGGTGCGCGCGGCGGGTCCAGCATCTGATGACCGATCCGCGCAGTGTCGCCGCTCTCGATGTCGCGGAGCGTCATGCGCGCGGCGAAGCGAGCGACAAGGAGTTGAATGCGGCGCGTTCGCTGGCGGCGGCGGCGTGGGCGGCGGCGGGGCGGGCGGCGGCGGCGGCGGCGTGTGAGGCGGCGGAGTCGTGGGCGGCGTTGTGGGCGGCGGCGGGGCGGGCGGCGGCGGGGCGGGTGGCGGAGTGGGCGGAGTGTGCGGCGCGGGCGGCTGGGATGGACCGCGACACCGAGCGCGCAGCGCAAGTCGAGGAACTGCGGCGTATCTGCCGCGAGATGAGGGAGGCCAAGCCATGAGCGACGACATCGTGGAACGGTTGCGACAGCAGGCAACAATCGAGGCCAAGAAATTCGGCGACTCCGCTGACATCCAGCTTGAGTGGAAAGCTGCATCCGAGATCGTGACGTTGCGCGTCGAGAACGATCATCTCAAGCAGGCACGGAGCGACGCTCTGGCAGGAGGAGATGCCCTTCGTGAGGAGATCGCCCGCCTCCGCGCCGGTCTCCAGCGCATCGTGGAGGGCGACGGCTTCTGGGATGCACCCTCCCTCGCCCGCGATCTCCTCGCAGGAAGGATGTGACATGAAGGATCTCACCGGACAGGCCATTGAGCCTGACTTCGACGCCTTCTGGGCCGTCTACCCGCTTCGCAAGAGCAAGGAGGCCGCCAAGAAGGCATGGGCCAAGGCAGTCGAGAAGCTCAAGATGCGCCCCACCGACATCTTAGAGGGCGCGAGGCGCTACGCTGCCGCCAAGAGAGGCACGGACAAGCAATACATCGCACACGCCGCGACCTGGATCAACGCACAGCGGTGGCTGGACGACGACGAGACCAACGCACAATCGGAGGAAGTCCCGCACAAGGTGGACTCCGAAGCGGTGCAGGATGTGGAGAACAACAAAGAGATCCAGATCGAGAAGCGGCGGCTGCTTGCGCGAACCCGAGAGTTCCATGCGGCCAGCTTGCAGGAAGCCGCACGACGCCTGGGAGCGACAGAGCCAGAGCTATGGGACTGCATGCACTCTGGACTTGATGGATTCGAGCGCAGGGCGTGGCTGACGACGGCGAGGTGCATCGTGTTGCAGCGTCCGATCCCGGAGGCCCTTTCCATCGACCGAGAGCATTGGATCAGCGGCAAGGAACGCTACGAGACCCGCGCGAGGATGCTGGCGTCTCGCCCGTATGAACTCAGCGCCGAGACCATCGTGCGAATGCAGAAAGACGCTTGACTTCTCGCAAACGCACATACATTCTGCACACGCAACAACAGGAGGGAACCATGTTGCCAGCACAGAAGGGCGCGGAATGGCACGCCAGACGCCGGTCAAGCATCGGCGGGTCGGATGCCAACATCATCATGTCGGGGGATCGCGAGAAGATCCTCGACCTGTGGAAGTTCAAGACCGGCGGAGAGCCGGAAGATCTATCGGATGTCTTTGCGGTGCAGCTTGGCACCGTCACCGAGGACTTCAACCTCTCCTGGTTCGAGAAGAAGACCGGGATCGCTCTGGAGCGCGGAGTGTCCTGCGCCAACGACGCCTACTCCGTGCCGATGACGGCGACGCTGGATGGCGCCGGGATCGGATGCATCGTTGAGGCGAAGCACGTTAGCCATCGCTTTGGCATCGCCGCGACGCTGGCGAAGTATCAGCCGCAGCTTCACCACAACATGATCTGCGCGCGCGTGACGAAGGCATACCTCTCGGTCATTAGCGGCAACGAGTACGACTACGTCGAGGTGGACTACGACCTGGAGTACGCGGGCAAGCTGATCGAAGCCGAACGCGAGTTCTGGGAGTGCGTCCGTCTGAAGATGCCACCCGGAGAGATCGCCATTGTCGCGCCGCCAGCAGCCACCCGCACGGTGGACATGACCGGGAATAACGAGTGGGCCGACTTGGCTCACGAATGGTGGACAACCAAGGACCACGCCGACCGATTTGAGAAGGCCGACAAGGCCATCAAGAAGTTGATCCCAGCCGATGTTCGGTCGGCGTCTGGTCATGGGATCAAAGTCACGCGAGACAAGCGGGGTTACCTCCGCGTCAGCGGCGGGCTTCTTTTCATACAAGATATCGTCAGACAGAATAAGGAGGGATGAACATGGACGAGAACATCGACAAGCAGGGCTTGCTCTACGCTGCGCTGGCAAAGGCCCAGGGTGGCATGGCGAACCCGGTCAAGAACCGCGAGGTTGCGGTCAAGAGCGACCGTGGCAGCTACAAGTTCGCGTATGCGACCTTGGACGCGATCCTAGACATCGTGAGGCCCGCCCTGTCGGCCAATGGGCTGGCCTTCACACAGACGCTGGAGAAGCGCGAGGATGGCATGGTCATGTGCCTGCGCCTCTTCCACGGTGGGGGTGGCATGGTCAGCACCTGCATGCCGCTCGATCAAAGCCGCATCGTCAAGATGCAGGAGATGGGCAGTCTGATGACCTTCGCCCGGCGCTACCAGATCGCGTCCTTCTTTGGCCTCGCTGCCGAGGAGGATGACGACGCGAACGGCGCTGACGGCAACACCGTGCAGTCGATGAAGGACCGCCCGCCCGCCAAGCCGGATGCCCGGTCGGAGTTCAAGCGTGTCCGCGACGCCATGAACGCTGCCAAGGACGCGACGGAACTGGCCGAGGTCATGCTCTCCAACAAGGCGGCTATCCTAGCCGTCAAGGAGGCCAGCGAGGCTGGCTACACCGAGTTGATGGCCGTCAAGGATCGGCTCATCGCTTCGTTCAACAGCAAGGAAGAGGAGTGAGAACATGAGGCTCGACGCAATCGCCGGGGTGCCCGGCAAGGACAAGCAGAAGACCTACTGGACGAAGATCGGGAGCGCCTTCCCGTCCAAGTCCGGGAGCGGCTACACGCTGTTCCTCGACTACCTCCCGCTCCACCGCAGCGAGGATGGCAAGGTCGTGATCGTCCTCTCCGAGCCGAAGGAGCGGGATGCTGGCGGCGGCGGTCGTCCCCAGCCCCAGCGCCAGCAGAGGGGAAGGAATGACATGGACGACGAGATGCCGTTCTGATGTTCCGTGACGACCAGATACAGGCCCACCTCGACAAGCTGGAGGACATCGGGGTGGCCTCTGCCGAGGCGAGGGCGGATTACGAGTTCCTGC